CCCAAAGACTTTATTTTTATGAAAAATATCAAGGCGCGTTTACTTCGGAGGCTCGCCAGTGACAGAACAACGATACCCGGTCGCATCAAGTGAATGCTCAACCCGAGTGACCAGCCAAGTCCCGTCGAGGTAGGACCGGAACCCCGACAGATTAACCAAGCCCTCCGCAATCAAGTCGGGATTGCCAGGCAAAGTCAGAGACAAAGCACGCCCAGCGCGCGACGAACGAGCAAACTCAGCATCAGCGGCCCGTTGCGCCGCCTCCCGAGACGGATAGCGATCCCTGAGACGACGAACAGGCGCGCCAGCACCCGCTAACAGCTCCACTGGTTGCCCAGCGTCCAAATCCTGCCATACAGCGACCACCTGGCCGACTGCTTCACGCAGCGACCGGCTGACGCGCCAGGAACTCACATCAGACAGCACGATCGGGACCGTAGGCATCGCCATGCCCGACGCGGAAAGGCTCTCGCCACGTTTTGCCAGGATCAGCCGCCCGTTTGCAGGCTTTGCGATCGCGTCCAGATCCAGAGCAAGCCGCGACAGCAGATGAATGTCGCTTTCGTCCACCTGATCGGTGTGAGGCAAGACAATACTGGCCAGGGAAGCTGAAACCGCAGACACCATCCCATGATCGCCCGCAACCCGATCGACCAAGGCACCCAAAGTGGTCCCGGCTGGCCAGGAACGCGACCGCTGCTCGGTGATCGCAGTTTGACCCGATGTGGTTTCGCCATGCGGGGAAGCGAAGGCATCGATGTTCATCAGATCAGGCGGCCCCGAGGTTTCCACCCGGTCAGCAATAAAAAGACCCATATATTTGAGACGCAGCCCATAGCCCAGCCACAGCTTGATTTCGGCACCAACGCCGGGCTCCTGAAGGCGCGAGCGCGGCAAGGCGTCTGACAACGACAGCGACAGCTGATCCGATTGAACCCCCGCCGCATCGGACAATCGCAGCGAAACGAGGCGTTTTGAAACGACCGCGGTTATATCTTGCCCGTCGACCTCGACACGGAACGCTGGCCGGAAATCAATCAACCCCACAGGCGTACCGCCTCAACGGCATCCGGCACTACGACGACCGGAAGATCGATGCGTGTGCCCAATGGCAGTATCGGACCCAAAAGTGCCACACCACGATTTGCCGCCAAGACAATCTCGACAAGCCCGGCGTCTTGACGCCCATAGTGCGACCACACAACCCGATCGACCGTGTCGCCTTCTTCAGAAAGGTAGAATTGAACGGAGCCCGCCATCATATCGCCTCAATCTAATTTCAAACTCTTGACGCAGCGGCACACCACCACGCTCGAAAATGCGCTGGCCTTCATTAATAGCCTCAACGACCCAAAGGCCCATAACCCGACCACCTAACGAGATCAGGGGGAGCGGGATGCCGAGTGACGCCTGCGCGCGCATCCGGGTGATTTGATCAAGCCCGCCCTTGAAGTGCGGAAAGATCACGCCGCGCAGCTCGAGTGTTTCACCAGGCGAGCCGGTGAATTGTAGCGCGTCATTTGTGCCAACCCGCTCCTGGGCAGACCAGCGGTATTCAGAACCGCGCGACAGCTCCTGATAGGCGGCCGTGGAGATCGAGAATTGATAGACGCCCAGCTGCATCATTTCCGCACTCATGCCGCGTTCCCGTACTGGCCGTAGCCACGTGGCTGGTCATAGAGAGATCCAGAGTTGGAACGCGACAGACGGCGCTCAAGCTCATCGATGATTGCCTGCGCAGACATACCGGCCGCATTGATCGAAATGTTGTTAGTGACAGAACCGCCCGAACCACCGGAACCTGACATAGCCGAAACGGCCGCTTCGACATTGGCCCGCGCACCGGATGCGAGAGCCGCAATACGCTCGGTTTGACGATTGGTCGCAATAAAGCCGGAACGGTTAACGAATTCGGCCTCTCGACCGCGCTCTCCGACAATCCGCATGCCCGGCCCATAAATGCCACCCGTTGCCCGAGACTGCATGCCGCCAACATCAACAGGAAGTGGACCCGTTGCACTACCTGTATATGGCGTGCGAGTTGATGGAACGTCCGATCTGGGCATAGACCCACCAAACACATCGCCAACAGCGTCCAAAGCCCGCGCGCCCTGATCACGAACCCAAGTAAGGGACTCAATCACCGGGGTGATCTTTTCAAGAACCCAATCGAACTTGGCACCGATCCAATCCAGAGTGGCCCCTAAAGCCGTTTTAAGACCTTCCCAAGCACCGGTGACACCTGTCACACGGCCCATTGTTTCGAGGGTGGTGCCAACCCAAATCCGAGCCGCCGCAAACTTTTCCTCCACGATTGCCCACATATCCGTAAACCATTTGGAAATGGGCTCCCATTGTTTCCATATCAGCAAGGCACCGCCCGCAATCACTGCGATCGCGATGCCAATAGGATTGGCAGCTATTGCAATGCCAATGGCCCTGATCCCACCAGCAACAAGGGGCAGCGCAGGTACCAGAGCCCACATCGCAACGCCAAGTTTCCCAACTGAAAACGCAAACGTACCAACTGACAAAATCGCCTTAGAAGCCATAACGGTACCCAGGATCACGCCAAAATTGTCCCAACCCCCGACCATTTCAGCCACTTTCGACACAACAGACCCCACCTTGGTGGCGACATCACCCATACCGCCCGCGACTTGCCCGACGATTGGCAAAACCCGCTCCAGCCCTAGTACAGCCGCCTCTGCAAATTCCTTAACACCGTCGCGATTGCTGATCGCCCAGGCCGAGAAATCCTCCATCGATCGCTGCACGACAGGCATGAATTCAGACCCAATTACATTTCTCAGACCTTTGACCGTCAGCGTGGCGTCAAGCAACCGATCCTTAAAGGTTTCGGCACCACGCGCTGTGCGCTCAGACAGCACATAGCCGGTGTCCCGAGCTGCACGGGCCATATCCTCTAGCCCCTCTTTGCCGTCACCCAGCATGTTGACCATACCGACGCCAGCGCGCGAAAACAGGTCAGAGGCGATCGCAGCACGCCGCGCCGGGTTGTCGATATCCTTCATCCGCTCGGCTATTTCAGCAAGCGCATCCTCCGGCTTCATTTCGATCAACGTGTCGACCTCAAGACCAAGAGCATTGATCGCATCGGCCGCCGGACCAACACCGCCCTCCGCTTCACCAAGGCGTTTGACGAACGCGACCATCGAACTGTCAAAAGTGCCTATGGCAACGCCAGACCGCTCGGCCGCATAGCGCAGCTCTTGATACGCCTCGACATTGATGCCCAGCGCGTCCGCACTTTTTGCGACTTCATCACCAAGCGAAGCGGTAGAGTTTGCGACGCCAAAAATGGCAGTGCCGACCAAACCAATAGCAATGCCAGCCGTGCGCGCCGATCGGCCAATTTGCCCAACCATCGAATGGAAATTCTGACCAACGCGAGCCGACGCCTGCGCCGCGCGCGTCCAGGCTTGTTGGCGACGTTTCAGAACTTCTAGCTGGCGACCAAGCTGCTCGTATTCCCGATCCAACTCGGCAACAGAACGCCCCTGCCGCTCAAGCACACGCCGCGTGCGCGACATTTCCTGTTGGCGGTTTGTGATCGTTTTTATTTCAGCGCCGACGCCATTCAAGCCCGACTTGATAAAGCCGATGTTGCGCCCAACAGACCGGTCCATGTTGGAGCCGATCTGGACTGTGGCGTTAAGCCGTTGGTTTGCCATCTACCAGACCCTCAATCCACCAATTGAAACGCGAGGTGCGCATTTCCATGATTTCCGCGTGCCCCCAGCCGGTGCGCGACGCAAGGATTAGAACACCCGAGCGCAACATATCCGGCTCAAGCACTACCCGTACAAAAAACCCAGCGCCTCCTGGAGACGGATAAAATCACGCATCATAATGCCACGCAGATCATCCGGGGCAATTTCCGCCAGATTGGCGATCAACGCGACCTCCGCCTCGGCACTATTGCTGTTTTTTTGCGACGTTAGCTGATCCTCGAGAGACGGCTCGCGCAGCTTTACAGATGTGACCTTTGCACCCGCGACCTGAAAGCCGCGAGTGAGAGTGACCGTCAGAGAGTTATCCGACCCCTCTTTGATGTATTCCGGGTAAATTGACGCCTCGGGTTTTTCCGCTGTTTTTGCCATGATACCGCCCCTTAAATACCAATAGCCGCGCGCCGCGCAGCCAACTGATCCACGCCGTTAATAACGCGCGTCATGTTAAGGACGTCGATGTTGTGAATTTCACGACCATCCAGCTCCTCGGAAAAGAAATCGCAGCGAACAGTGACGGTCAAAGGAGCCATCTGCCCAGGCGACCAGGTGCCACGTTCAATACGAGTGATCTTGCCGCGCAGGCGATGAACCGACGCTTTGACCGTGCCGTCATAACTCTCAACAGCACCGCGCGCGGTGAAGTTAACGCTTTCACCCTCGGCAACGCCCCAAAGTGTCAGGACGTCGAAATCATAAGCGGTAAGCACGAAAGACGCCTCAAGCCCCTCCATGCCCATATCGAGCGCGATCGGGGCATCCATACCACCAGCCCGAAAGTCCTCGGTTTGCACCGCGAGAGGAGGTGCAGAATATTCGGAGACGTTGCCAGCATAGCCCCGGCCGTCCACGAACAGATTAAAATTGCGAAGGATATCACGAGCGGCCATTAGGAAAGTGCCTCCGAAATGTAGGTGTCAACCAGGTGAGAGCGGAACGTGATATGTTCCGCAGGATAGGGAGGCGTGAATTCAAGATTAAAATACACCTTCCCCTCGAGGATGGAAGCCGGAGTGTTTAGATCCGGGTCCGGGAAACAACGCCCCCCGAGTAGCGCGCCCAGCTCGACAAGAGTGGCAATGTAGCCATTCACGCCGTCCGACACGTCCTCGAGGTAGGTTTTCGTGATATTGCGATCGACAGCCCAAAGATG